ATCCACTGCGCCTTGATTTTCTGAAACTCTTCCGTCAGCGCCCGTGCATCGGACGGAGACAATGTAAATTCCATCCACACGTTCCCGATGCGTAATCTGAGTGGATAGCTTGTGGAGCGCACATAGCTGTTGAGTAGCTCCTGCGTTCGCGTAAAGGATTTGTTTTCCATTGAGTGTTAGCAAGTCAAAAGGTTTAGCGGCTGGATCAAGACCAACTTGGCGGCAGCGGTACAGGTAGTAGTCCTGCTTCTGCTGTTCGTTCAGTCCTGATAAGTCACCACGCAACACAATGGATGATTGGATAGCAGGATCAAGTGCGACGATTGCCGACTCTCCTGCCATGTTGACTACGTTACTCATTTTTGCCTCCGTTTCATCATTGCATCTGCAAACTTATATGAACAAAAGACAACGAATTCATGCCATTCGTCCTGACCAAAATTTGCTTCTTTTACTTGCTCATGCACTTCATCGTCAAGGATCAGTGATTGCATGGCTTTCGCTGCAAAGTAATCGCGCACTGACAACCCTTCACACTCTTCATGACTGCCATCTGGCAACATTCTTTCTTGTGGAAACGCTGGTTCGTTATTCATTTTTATCTCCTATTTCAAAAGGAAACGGCGGGAACCCGGTTGCTCAGTAACAAACTTTTCATACATCTCTGGCATGGCATTGCGGAACAAGTCTTTAGAAAAGGATTTTGTAGGCTTGCTGGCCTTCCAAGTGGCTAGGATTCGACCGTCATAGGTAGCTAGTTGGCTGGCTTCCATCATGTAGCCTTGCACTTTGGCAGCTAGGGCATCTTCTTGCGCTTCTAATACTTTGCGCTGTTCTTTGACGATCTTCAGCATCTCGCAAATGTTTTCCAATTCCTGATTGGCTAACAGGCTGTTGCCGTTATCTTGCTTGTACACAATCTTGGCAGCATCGCCCATTGTTTCAGGGTCAAAGTTTCTAGCCTTAATCCTGCCCCAAAACTGTGCCATCTCTCTGGCGTGTAAATCCCATTGCTCTTCTGAGAAATGCTGCGGGTAGTGGCAGATTTCCTGACCGCCAAAGCAGACAACCAGCACCACGTTAGGGATGCGGTGGACTAAGGATTCATGCAAGCATTGCACACGGTAGCCTGTGTCAATGTCAGTTGTACCATCATCGCCATACTTCTTACGCTGATGGATACCTAGATTCTTGACCTCATAGAGTGTCTGCCCATCCTCTGAAATGTAATCAAAGTGTGAGGCAAGAAAGGTATGTTGCGGGTGGTATAGAGCGTAGTCAGCATCTTTGAAATTGATGCGTTGTCTGCGTGCAAACTCGCGCATGATGGGTTCCTGCATTACCAAACCCATTTGCACGGCTTCGACGTTAGATAGGTCATCTAACGGTTTAACGCCAATCTTTTCGGCATATACCTCACCGGCTCTACCTTCAACAAACCGGCGTGCATCGTTAGACCACAATGCGTTATTACGCACTTCGGGTGAAAAGTCACTCATGTTTAGCCCCAGTTAGTTTTCGTCCTGATCCCACAATAAGACGGATAGCATCAGGCCGACAATTGCTATCAGTCCACCGGCACCCACTAATGCAGCGCCGATAAAAGTTATTAGTTGGAAAGTAGTCAAGCGTTTCTCTCCCTCAGCTTGGCTTCTATGGCGCGAACAGTTTCAGACCATCCCGGTGGGAGCCTGACTGCGCCGGGCAACAGCGACATAATCTCCTCATCCGTCAGCCCCTGCCATTCGCGCTGTGCTGGGGCGGTGACAGTCAAGATTCCGTCTTGTTTCGCTCCGCACTTTGTGCATTCAACTTCCATCAGGTACTTGTCTGCCACCGGCTCCGGTTCAGGCTGCGCAAGTCGAGTGCGGAGGGTTTCGATTGCGCTTTGCCAATCCTCCACTATCTTTGCGCTGAATGTCGGCGGGGTAGCGCATTGCAACGCATCCAGCACGTTTTGCACTTCTTCGCGGGTTAGTGTGATGGTCATTGTTGTTCTCCTGTAGCTTTGGCTATTGATGCTTTGATACGCTCAACAACCGGACAAGCAACGTCATACCCATGCTGATCCTTCTTCGCATGATGCAAGTGCTGGCACTCGATATTCATCAGCCGTAACGCCTCCACCAACTTAGCATTCACCTCATGCAAGCGCTTACGATCCTGTTCAAGTTCGGCTGCGTATCGCCATGCTTCACGTTCTGATTGATGCAAGCGGCGTAGTTCGGCGGCAGCTTTGTGGCAGTAATGTCCAACAGGAAAATGCCTAGACCCCATTCCTTCAAGAAAATCTACCCATAACCTTGAATTGTTTGGCACGGATTCCAGTAGTTCAACAAACGGAACTTCATAGGCAGTCGGTTGTTTGTCAGTCATGGCGCACCCCTTTCCCTAATCCTAAGTGCTGCCACTTTGTAATAGTTCGACAACTTATCCTCTACTGCCATCTCATCAAGTAACTCGGCACAAGCTTCACGTTCTGCTGCTACTGTGTTGCGGTAAAGTTGAGAGTACTTACCTTCACCAATAGTTAAAAACCTATGGCACGGCATACATAAAACACCCACGAATCCGCCTTGCTCTTTGTGGTTTTCACAATCTTTAACAATACATTTCATGGCACACCCCTTTTGCGGATAGCTGCGGCGGCATTGTTTAGCGCAATGTTTGGCGGCGTTCCGTAACGATAGTCAGCCATTTCTTCATCGACTAGCTTCGCACATTCCTCTCGCTCTGCTGCTGCAACTAGGTTGGCGAAGCGCTCTAAATCTGACATTTGGAAATACACCAATGACGCACCCTCGATTAACCCAATGCCAGCCTCTCTTGCCATGCGGATAATGTCATCTGTGGTCATAGTTTCCTCTGGCAAGTAAACGCCTGAATGTCCACTCTGAAGGCTGCAGCAAAGCGGCAATCAGCGGCTATACGGCTCTCAGTTTGGACGACACCAGCGTAGTAGGCAAAGGCTGCAATGGCGAAGGTAACGGCAGATTTAGCCCACCAGTCATTGATGACCTGCATTACCTTCTTTAGCATCTCAGCCATTAGAGCGCGTTCAGAAGGGGCTATCACGCATGGCCTCCTCGAACTCTTGTCTGGCTTTCTCTCTGGCGATCTGGTTATCAGCTTGCAGGACAAACCAAATGGCTTTAGGGCCACAGTCACCATCCCTGTAGGACTGACGTTGAGAGAAGGCAAATGGGTATTCTTCCTTGCCAGTAACTAGGCTGTACTCAGTGGTAACAGGATTGATGCAACGGTCTTTCTGCCCATGTTCATTGCCATAGAAGTAGCAATCAACACACAGTTTGATGTCTTTTAGATAAGTCATTAGTGTTCTCCCGTGGCTTTCGCAATAATTGAGCGTATGTATTTATGGGTTTGAGGCCCAAGTCCTCCACGTTTGTCTAACATCATCAATGCGCCCAAAAGCTCAGGCGCAGCGGCAATCAGTCTTGCGTTGGCTTTTTGTTCCTCTAGTGAAATCGCCAGTTTTCCTGCAAGTAACAGAAAAGGGATGTGTTTTCCAATAGCGCGAGTTGTCATTAAAGCGCCATTGCTCTTTGGTGTAAGTCATGGATAAGCCCCTAGATGGATGGATAACGGATTAGGCGTCTAGTTCGATTAGTTGGAAACGGCGTTCACGAAGGCGTAGGACGGAAGCAGACAGGTGGCGAACGGACTCTTTAGCACGGTCTAAAGCAGCTTGTGCAGCAGCTTCCTGCAAGCGAATGCGGTCGATTAGGTCTGTGTCTTGACGAGGATCGAAATGATCCTGAAGGGTGTAAATCATGTGAACCTCCCTGATTAGGAAACGGATAATGTGCATCAGCACACGCACACAATAGTTCACAGAATACACAAAGTCAACAACTATTTTGAGAATGTGTTTCTTTTTGGCAAGTAGAACACCTATATAAATATATCTATACGTTTACTATAGTCTAAGTAAACGTATAGCTATACGTTTCCTATATATATACGGTTACTATAGCTATACGGTAACTATAGCTATAGGGTAAACCGTCATATGGGTATAGGAGGGTCTATCGTTCTAACATCTATCTCTCAAAACTTATAGGTATAGTCGTTTACTAAGACTATACGGTTTCTATGATCTACGGTTTCTTCAACTATAGAAAACGTATAGCTATAGGAGCGTGATCCCGCGAACACAGTAGGGTCATTTCCGATTTTTTTTGAGGATTCAAATGTCAAAAGACTGAACCCATGTTCGTTGTCAAACTAGCTACGAATGGGTTTTGCATCTGCAGCTGGCAGCAAAAGGGTTCAAAGCGGTTTTGGGCGGTTTTCCGCATTGGATGAAACTGGAATTGAGATTTTGGGGAAGTCGGCTAATTTTCGTTTACCGTTGACCTAGAAATGGCATTGGCGAGCTAATCCAAAAGCCGGAAGTGTTTTGCGCCATGCCTTTACTTGTCATTTCATCATTACTAAGGCAACGGCGGTTTACGCCGAATTCGCCGGTTCTGTGTTTATCGAAGGCAAAAGTGGAATTAAAGTATTGTTTGCAACCTTGACATTGATTTCTATCGCCGGTTAATCGCATGGGTTACTCCGTTGAAAAGGGGCAAGGAAAGCATAGCATTGAAGGCTAAAAGGGTGAAAAAAAGCCGGTAGCGATACCGGCTAAGGGGAAAACGTCTTAAACGGCTTATTTACAATTCACTGAAAAGGGTACCATCACAATGTCACGATGCCCCGCAAGGGTTAGCCTTGCGATCAGCTTAATGCAGCGCCAACGAGGTCTTAGCTTTTGGCCTAATGGCGTGCTATACGCAACGGGGGTTTTGTACTCCCGAATCTGATAGAAAATCTTTTGCATGGTTGCCCCCTTAGAATGACAGTAGAACAAAAAGAAATGCCCAAAAGAAAAACAAGGCAAGTAATCCGGCGAGAATCTCAAAAATAATTTGCATGATTGCCCCCTTAGTCCGTTACAGGTTGCGCAAGGTCAATAGTCCAAGCAAGCGGTATCGGCTTGTCAGGCCTGAATCCGTTACTTGGATAACCCCCTATTGCTTCAAAGCAAATATTGCCAATGGTAAAAGACTGAGTTACAGAATTGGCAAGATACACTTTGAACGTGCCATGCTCTGTTATCACTTTGCAAAGCTTGCCAATGTTTAATGGTTGACGTGTTTTCAGTGTTTTCATAGCGTCACCCCTTCGCATTCTTCGCTGATAACTTGCTCGATGGTGCTAATGTCACTGCGAATCAGATTGTTTACTGCATTGGCAACTGCAGCATAAAAAGCCGCTTGGCATTGCAATTGCGCAGAGTTCCCCTGATTCATAGCGGCTTGAGTCCAAGCCCTGTTAGCCGCTTGAATGTTGTCAATGTCTGATAACTGCAGTCTTGCAAGATACGCATTGAGAATGCGTGCATGGTCTATTTTGCTCATGATTGCCCCTTAGAGTTAGGAAATGGCGTTAAAACACGCCCGTATGCGCCCCTAAAGACGCATACAGTCAGGTTTTAAGCGGCTATTGCTTCGGTTACTTGCTCAGTTTCGTTCACTTGCTCACCCGTCAGATAATCCAATGCGCTTTGTGCTTTTGCTGCAGCAGATAAGATAAATTTTTTATCATTTCGCAACGCCTGAAGCCAATTCTCAATGTATCCAGCGTGTCGCAAGTCGCCATCAATGCCGCATTTTGCGCAAAGCATGGCAGCGCCCAATTCGGCAACCAGTTCTTCAAAAGCATAATTTTCGCTTCCAAACCTTGCCGGAGTGATTCGCTTTAGCCTTTTCTCATGGCCTGAAGCGTGTACTGATTCGTGTAGCAAAGTGGCATAGTAATTTTCACGGGTATCAAATGCCGCTTGTGGCGGCATCACAATGGCATCAGTACTTGGCCTGTAATAAGCGGAATCCCCTGCATGAGTTAATCCGCCTGACAATTGCAAGCGAGTAACAATCGAATCCGCTTCAGCGCAGGCATCCCAATCTACTTCTGGAATCTCAGGCATTGGCGGTAATTCAATGCCAGAACATTGTTCAATGTTGAAAACATAGTAATGCTTGATAAAAGCATAGGCGGAAGTTACTGATTCACCCTTATCGCCTATTGTTTCCTTACGGTGAACATTCCAATAGACCACTGGGGTACCTTTTTGATCGGCGAGTACGGTTCCACCTAGTTGCTGCGCTTGCTTGAAAGTAACGTAGTAAGGGATTGCAAAGGGTTGCATTGAAAGCCAGAAATGATTGATGCCCCTGTAAACAGTGCCACTAGCAGGATTGAATGGCATCCCTTCACCTACTTGCCCCTTGAGATAACGCCACGGCTTCACCCATGGTGCAGCCCCTTTTTCTAGCTCGGAAATGATTCTGTCGGTAATTTGCTGCGCGATGTCGATTTTCATAATTAGCCCCTGATAAGTTTAGGAAAGCCAGTTAACGCACTGGCAAGCGGTTTGTTCAATTCCAGATATGAATGTTTGTAGCGTCAGGATGAACGCGCAGAATCATCTTTTCAACGTAAAGCTTACTTGCAGCCATAAATTCACCGCCCTGCAGCTCATTGTTTGCAAAGTACGAAAAATGAAATAGCTTCATAATTTACCCCTTGTTCAGTTTAAGAAATACGCTAGTGCGTATGTACACAGTATAAGCGGTGTATGTATTAAGTCAAGGGGCATCTATATATATATAGGTATATATTTTTCTATTGGCTTGTATATAGGGATATATGCAATCTATTAGGGATTGTCGTTTGGGTAATAATTGATATATTGTCAATCCTCGCGTCCTTGCATATTTATTAACAAGGGGTAGCATGGTTATTCTTTATGCAACATTGTCTATTGGTCAATTGCCATAGGGTCAACGGTGCCATTCATGCAATTGGCGTTATGACAAGGGCATAGGTCATTCCTATCGGGCATGGTCAGGCAATAGGCTTGGTCTTGTTATGTTTGTGGCAACGCGATGGGTCATGGCCCTCCGTGGTTGCGCGCCCTATTTCATCCCCCGCCCCAAGGAATTTTGTGTTTTCTGAGAATTGGGTTAATCTGTGCGTGAAGTCGAGGCAGCCGTCAGGTTGTTTCTGCCCTTGGTGGTTGGCGCTGCTAGGGGCAACACGCATAAGGATTGACTTGCCGAGGTAGAGTCCGGATCGAAACGGCGAGATCAGCGGAGTGTCCTTAGTGACTAGGCGGCTCATTGACCGAGTGCAGTCCTCAGCCGTGTTTTGACAGAGAGAGTTTCCCCGTCTAGTACGGGGATTTTTTTTGCCTATTAGTTTTGCAGTGTTTGTGATACAGTAAACACACTGTATTAACGGAGGTGCGAATGTATGAAATAGATAGCGATGTACCGATGCCTGAAGTTAAGGTTCGGCATAACTACCCGCATGAGGCTTTACAGGTGGGGGAGAGTTTCTTTGTGCCGGGTGGGAATATGAATGTGCTGTGTAATTACAACCGGATTAGGGGTAAGCGGTTGGAGAGGAAGTTTGTGTGCCGTCGGGAGGGTGACGGTATTCGGGTATGGCGAATTGAATAGGGAGGGCTGAGATGACGATAAGCAGAGAATGGATAAAGGAAGAGCGGGTTACTCAAGACGATCCTTGGAAGCATCGGTCTGAAGGAATGCGTTGCAACACTTGTATGTGGTTTGTACCAAAGCAACCGGATGCAAAGCTAGGTTATGACCTTGGTCGTTGCCGCCGCCATGCGCCAACAATTGATGGCTACCCGGTGGTGTTTGTGACTGACTGGTGTGGCGATCATCGTGTAGATGAAAACAAAGTTTGAATAGGGAGGGGTTATGTTGAACGCAAAGAAGGCGCACGCCTTGTTTGATTATTTGAAGGCTAGGTTTGGGTTACATGACGCCTTTGGATTGGAGATTCGTGAGATCAAGGCTTTGGCGCAAAAGGCAGATGGACAGTCCTGACCGCTATCAGGAAGAGCTGTTGTTATCGCGCCAGATGTTGCGCTCGGAGATGAGGAATGCCATTGCCGCACAGGATGCCAAACAGAAGAGGGCGTTGGTAGCGAGGTGGAAAGAGGTGTACCGCCCTGAGATCGTGAAAGAGTTATTGGCTGTGGCTAAAGACTACGAGGCGCGATACAGGATTGCTAATTGGAACTTAGAGGGCTTTGACAATGAGCGACGTAAAACAAAAAAGTTTTGAAGACATTACAGTAGTTGCGATTTATGGCGATGGTCGGGGAAAGGTTGCACTGCCAGCATTGAGAAAGACTGCCGAGGCACTGCCCGGCTGCAAGTCTTTGTTGATTACCAATACCGAGTTAGACATTACGATGATGCACCAGAAGATCATTGGTGCGCCCTTGGACTATCAGGGTTACTCCGAGTTTGTGATGTACGCCCTGCACAACTACATTGAAACTGACTACGCCTTGATTGTGCAGCACGATGGTTGGGCTTTGAATGCAGAGAATTGGAATGATGACTGGTTCAACTATGACTACATTGGTGGCCCTAGTCATGCAGCATTGCTACCCAATGGTGAGTTCTCCACCATGTATCAGTGGTGCATGGATAAGAAAGACTATACCGGTGCCTTGATTGTCCAGAATGGTGGCTTTTCCTTGCGCAGTAAAGCCTTCTTGGAAGCGCCTTCTAAGTACGGGATCATGCGTCGCCACTTTCCTGAAGCCATGTTAAACAACGAGGATGTGCAGTTATCCTGCTTCATGCGTCCTGCGATGGAAAATGTGGGTATGCGCTATGCACCTGATGACGTTGCCAAGTATTTTTCGTTCGAACACTTTGGCCCGATTCACAATGGCATGAACTCGACCAAGATATTTGGTCATCACAGTCGGTTTAGGCAGTTGCTCTCTAACGGCGAGATGCTTTGGAAACTGACGGACGAGCAGATGCAGCAGATTATGGGTGAAGTGCAGGCCAAAGCCATGTTCGAGCAGCTCTACGGATACACCATCCATGCAGTTTGATCGCAAGAACTTCTATCGCTTCTGCCGCCAGTTAAGGATTGAGTCCAAAGAACAAGGCATGATCACCTTGGGTGAGCGTTTGCTTGGCACCCAAACCTATGTCATGGATGAGGTAGCGCGTGGTCTGCAAGATGACATCCATTTCTTTGTGGTACTGAAAGGGCGTCAGCTTGGTAT